GCAATCCATGCAGCGACAAAGCCACATGGATGCCGTGGGTCACGCCCGCGCACCGCGAACGCGGGCAGCGGAGCGAGAGCGACGCGGACTACCCCGCCGCGATATTGGCAATCACCGCCATGGACGGCGGGAAATAGTGCTGCAGCACCTCGTCGGCATAGACGCCGGTCTCGTAACGGCGCGCCCGCGGCGGCCATTCGATCTGGTAATAGTCCTGACGGGTGCGCACCTGCACGACGTTGCCGACGTTCGACAGCGGATACGGCAGAGTGCGCGAGGTCATCAACAACGCGCCCGCCGGCATGTTGGGATGCACGCGGATGTCGAGCACCTTTGGCCCGGCCATGGAGAACTTGTTGAGATAGGTCCGCACCATGACGCCGCCGCCGAGCGCGCCCTGGTCGGCATCGAACACGAAGCGCTGCGCCGCGTTGGCGTTGCCGGCCAGGATCTTCTTCGACAGGTCGTTGGCGACCTGCGAGCCGACCCACATGGTGTCGGGCGACAACCGATAATTGTCCCAGCGGTTCTTGAGCGCCGCGTCGATCTCGACGACACCGCCGGCGCCGTCGCCGGTCAAGGTCGAGCCGGTGCCGGCGGTGCCGGTGGCGAGATATTGCACATAGGCGTTGGAGCCGGACTTGAACGCCTGATAGAGCAGGCCGTCGAACACCAGCGCGTTGGTCGAATTGTCCGAGCTGAGCGCCGCCGCGGTCTGGGTGCCGGCCGCGTTCGCGGTGATCACCAGCGAATTGATGGTGGTGATGGCGCCGAGCACTTCGGAGCCGGCAGCGCCCCAGAACCAGGCATAGCCCATGGCGCCGCTGACGGCGGCAACGCTGGCTGCGATCGAGCCCGAGGTGCCGGACGAGATCGATGCCGTGGCATTGGCCGATTTGCCGGCCGCGCCGCCGCCAAACACATCCGACGAACCGTCGGCATTGCTGCGCGTGATCGCGCCCTGGATGCCGCCGGTCACGGAGCCGTTGACGATGGCGTCGAGCGACAGCGCGACGCAGATGACGCTATAGGGACTCGCGGCCGCGGTGAGGCTGCCGCCGGAGGTCGACGGCGCCAGCGACGGCGTCGGCGTGGTGCCGAGCGGCACGGACGTGTTGCCGCCGAGAATGAGCAGCTCCTCGCCGAGCATGCAGGCTTCGAGACCTATTTTGGCGCCGATCGCCTTGATGTCGTCAAAACCCATGCCGGCATATTGCGCCTCGAAGTCGACCGAGGTTTCGATGCCGATGCCCTTGTAGGCGGCGCTGTAGTCTTGCGTCGCCACGGCGCTGATGCCGCCGCGGTTGCCGCCGGAGACGCCGATGCGCAGGCCCGTGGAGTTGATTCCGGTCACCGCGCGCCAATTGGCCTGGATGCCGCCCTTGCCGGAGACGCGCGGGATTTCGTTGCGCAGCGGCGTGAGCATCGGATAGACGAATTTGGCGCCGGTCTCGAGATCGTAATAGGTCAGGCCCGAGGTCGGCGAATTCGATTCCGAAAACGTCGTTTTCGCCAGTGGATCGCCGGGCAGCGGATTGGCGTGCGCCTTCTCGATCTCGCGCAGGAAGCTGCCGGCATTGGTCAGCGCGGCGCTGTAATCCTGCATGGTGTGCGGCAAGGCCGACTTGGCAAGGAAGTGCGGAAGGTTGGGCTGATACATGGTGTGGTTCCCGTGGTTGGTTGGTGTTTGATTGTGCGAGAAAACTCTCGATCGTCATTCCGGATCGACGCGAAGCATCGATTCGCTTCGCTCGGCCTCGGAATGTCGGATAGTGAAAGCGGGTCTAGTCTCGACGCGGGCGAAAACCCGGAATGGCGCGCATCGGCTGCGATTGCGCCTTGCGGATCGCGGCTTCGGCGAGCGCTTCGAGCGCGCCCGGCTGATCGAGCAGCGCTTCCGGCTTGGGAAAGATCGAGTCGTCACTTTTCTCGGCAACGCGCACCGAGGTGGTGCCGAGGGTCAGCGGCTGAGCCTCGATTTTCTTCACGCGCGCGGCCAGCTCGTCCACGTGCGAGGTCACAGCCTGCATCGCCTTGGCCAAGGAGCGATCGAAGACTTTTGCAAGCTTGGCCGTGTCATCGTCATCGACAGCTTCCACGGCACCCTCGCCGGCCTGCGGCGAAAATTTCGGCCGCGATTCCACCTTGGCGCCGGCGATCGGACCGGCCGCGGCGCAGCAGTCTGGATCGAGCCCGACCAACAGATCGTGGGTTTGTTTGATGCGCTCCTTGTCGACCTTGGAGTGGCGCGCGCCGATCTTGGCGAGCGCCTCGGCCAGCGCGACGGACACGGGATTGTCCTTGAACTTGCGCAGCTCCGTCGAGCCGTCGGCCTTGATCACCGCAAAGGTGGCTTCCGGCAGGCACGGGTGATCGACCAGTGATACCTCCATGGGCTCGGCGGTGTAGCGCGTCAGTGCCGGCTCGTCCGGGTCCGGCCAGCGCTTGAGATAACGCCCGCCCTGGGAAAAGCCGGTATAGACGCCCTGCTCGACTTTCTCCCACTCGGCATCGTCGACCACCTTGCCGCAGATCTCGATGCGTCTTTGCTCGTCGTTGAAGGCGATCTCGACCAGCTTGCCGGCCGCCACGTTGGAATGCATGGCGCGCAGGTTGCCGAGACTCTTGCCGTCGGTGGCGGACGCGAAATTGCGCGACCATTTCTGATAATGCGGCTTGGTCGAGGCATAGTCGCAGACCTCACCGGAGACGTCCGGCTTTTCCGCGGTGACGACGCCGTAAACCAGGCGCTGCGCCGCATCGATCTTGGTAATGGGAACGAAAATGTTCATGTCGTCCATAAGAAAACTCCTTGTTGTGTCTTTGCGGCGCATAGGCGTTCGCTGGCCGGTGCGAATGCACCGGCCAGACAAGTGTCTGACCGAGAAGGCCCTGAAGCTTGAAAAAGGGGAAGTTTCGAAGCGGTGACTACGCTGCTTTACCGTATCCGCGGTCAACCGCCGGCGTAAAAGACGGGCGCTACGCCAGTTTTTTCTTCCACCGACCTCGCGAAGCCAAGGAAAGCCCGGTACTGTTCTCTGGTCTCGAAATAGAAAGACTCGGGACTCTCAAAGCGAACCGCGATCGTGTCATGAGAAGGAACGCCGATATCGACGGGAAATTTCCTAGCCTCGTCAGCCTGCGCCGATTGATTGTCGGCGGTGGCGCGGTTCATCGCCTTGGTGGCCCATTGCGGTGGCCAGCGGAGCGCAGTCGCTTCACTTTGAAGCGATTGCGCTCCGAATTCTTAGAGAGGCATGATCTTTTCGGAAGATCGGCTTCCACTTTTCCGGATCATGCCTGAAACGCAAAGCAGATGATGCGGGCGAGCCACTCGTCGAAATCGTCCTTGTGCTGCGGCTCTTTGGTCTGGACGACTTTGGCCGCGGTCTCGCCGGGCACGAACTTGGCGCGGCGGCGTTTGGCGAGGTCGCCGGCGAACTCGGTGTCCCAATAATCCTGGAACTGCTTGATCTGATCCGGCGTCCAGCCCTGCGGCACGCCGATCAGGGCGTCGGGGATCGAGCCTTCGGTGAAGTAATCGAGCTGCCAGAGCTGGCGGCGCAGCGCGATGTTGACGGTCATCAGCACCTGCTGCACCGGCGAATAGCCGTAGACCCGGTGGGCGCACACGTTGCGCGGCCGGTAGACGATGTCGCGCGACGGTAGCCGCAGTATTGGCGCTAGTCCTAGGGGCAGCTCATGCCCCTTTACTGGGACAAATTGCCCGCAAATCAGCTCTCAATTTCCAACGACACCTCTACATCGCCGCCCTTACGGCTCTGATATTCAAGCCGCGCTTTTGCGAGGGCTTGTTTTACCAGTTCGACATGCTCACGAACGTTCTTCGGCAGCTTCTCTGCTCCGAAGATACGAATCGTGTAGGGTGGCTCGATAGCATTGATGCCTCCCCAGATCATCGAATCGATCAAAGCGTCCGGGCTGTCACCGTGCCACTTCGGTGCACCGATGGCTGCAAGGAGCGCATCATAGAAATCAATCACTGTCTTCCAGTTGGTGGCATCAAGTTTGATGATTCGCATGGTTCTACTCGCCGCGCGGGTTCAGTTTAAGGGGATAAAAACTGAGGTAGTGGTTGTTTGTGTAATAGATCGCTCCGGTACCAGCATCAATCACAAGTCTGCCGACGCCTCTTCGGGCACCAAGCCCCGGCACATCGAATGCTATATATCCCGCGGTGCTGGAAGGCAGGACAGCTCCCGTCCTGGGGTGCGGATAGTTCTCATAGACGTGTGGCACCAGCGCACTGAAGTCTTGACTTAATATGAGAGTCAGTGCGTCTGCAACTTTCTGCTGTTCGTCTGGCAATATCGGACCGTTCAATCCTTTTGGATCTAAGGGATCTCTTTCTGGCGGACGGGAAATGCTAAATCCTTCGGGTGTTACTTTGAGCTGTGCGAGTTCCACACGGTCATTGCTGGAACCGGTAGCTTCCGAAGCAGTCGATCCACCGCCCTTTGTCTCGTCGGTCAGTGTGCCGGTATCTAGTGCGGCGTATCGCTTGGGCGATTCCGACCCAACGCCTGCGGCATCGGAACTGTTCGTCGACGATCCGTTGCCGCCGCCGCTCGTCCACTGCCCGCCATCGGGGTTGCCGGTCGGCACACGCGGTTGGTCGGGGCTGTATTTTTGGACTATGGCGGCGTGCGGTTTAGCATCCTCACCGTTAGTGCTCGTGCTCGCTCCCTCCCCACCCGCATTCGCCTCGATCGGCACGAAGCCGGTAGCCGTAAGCGCCATCGGGCGGTCGGCGGCGGCGTTGTCGAAGGGGTCGAGGCCGAGCGCGTCGCGCATCTCGTTGAGGGTCAGCGCACCGACTTTCAGCCGGCCTTCGAGCACCGTCTCGGGGTCGCCTTCGTCCTCGTCGAGCCAATGCAGTTCGAGATCGGGCGAGGCAAATTCCTCCGCTACGATCTCGTCGATCAAATCCTTGACCCACTCCTTGGTCGGCTCGAGACCCTCCTCCTCGCTCTGCGCCGAGTGATTCTCCGCGGTGGCGCGGTTCATCACCTTAGTGGCCCATTGTGGCGGCGCCGAAAAGGCAAAGTAGATGATGCGGGCGAGCCACTCGTCGAAATCGTCCTTGTGTTGCGGCTCTTTGGTCTGCACGACTTTGGCCGCGGTCTCGCCGGGCACGAATTTTGCCCGCCGGCGTTTGGCGAGGTCGCCGGCGAACTCGGTGTCCCAGTAATCCTGGAACTGCTTGATCTGATCCGGCGTCCAGCCCTGCGGCACGCCGATCAGCGCGTCGGGGATCGAGCCCTCGGTGAAGTAATCGAGCTGCCAGAGCTGGCGGCGCTAGGATCGCTTCAATTGGCGCAATATTTCCTCGGCCTTTGACAACTCACTCTCCAGCTTAGGCATCAACTCATCGACCACCGACTTTATGTCGAGCTCTGGCGCTTCGTATATGCGACGCACCACATCGCGCGCTTCGGCAGCATTACGAATTTTCTCTTCTTGATCGTCGACTATTATACCATCTGTTGCCTGGGCATACGCCGATCCGGCCATCCAAGCCGCGACCGATTCACTCCTTTTGCTGCCAAGCCAGCGAATCGCCAAGACGTATTTCCAATTGCGATCGAAACGGAAATGAGGTTTGTCTTGCACGAACTTCGCGGCACTATCATGATAGCATTCGAATCCAGTTAAATCGTCCAGCAAGGAAGACGGCAAGAATCCATTGAGAGTCGCCAATGATTTTTCAATGGAAAGTCGAAGTGGATAGCCTTCGCTGTCAATTGCGGCTTGCCACTGAGTTATTGAATTCAGCCGCTTGTCCGAGAGAATCCAAAGTTCCATCGACATTTTTCAGTCTTTCTCGTTGCTGGCCTTTAGCCATCTCCACGCAGTCATCAATGCGGAGCGGGCTAGAAGATATTTTAACATCGCCCCTGTATCGCGCAATTGGATTACCGGCGTTCCGGGCAGAGCCTTGGTCTTGCTGCGGAGTTGATCGGCTCTCGCTGGGGACAAATCTGCTTTTCCGGTCTTGACATCGTATATCGCAATGATAGCTCCAGTCGTTGTATCATGGAGCACAACATCCGTTCTAATGCTGTCTGGAGAGCCGTAGCGTCCTTCAGGAAAGGTAGTCTCCACATCTTCAGGCCTGATCCCCGTGATATTGGCGGCCTTAACCAACGCGGCGAAAACCGTGTGGATACGCGTGCCGTATTCTTGAGGGCTCATATCTGGGGGGCGTACTAGGCTATCCATTATAAGCGCCAAGATGATTGTGAGCTTTGCACTGGTAATGTCGATCCTGGGGTCATTGGTCAGATCAAATTGCTCGAGGTCACGTATCGCCAAGTGCTGTAGAACGGTATTGTCGGTTTCACTTGGTCTCGATTCTCCGTCGGATGCATCTTTCGGCGCGCTGGCCTCCAGGGCAGCGTATCGCTCGGGCTTTCCTGACCGAGCATGTACGGAGGGCGAAGCAGATGTCGTTCTGATTTCTTTCCCGTCCTCCTCTGTTCCTTGGCCGCTTTCGCCATCCTTCGGTCGAAACTTGCCGCCACGGCCTCCCGGCGTCCCGGCTGGCCAGCCGGGATGCTCGGGATCGTCTGTGCTGGCTTTCAGAAGCGCGAACTTTGCGGACTGCGTCTGCCCATTCCTGCTTCGCCCGTTTGCGCCCGCGTTTCCGTCACTCACCCCCTCCCCACCAGCATTCGCCTCGATCGGCACAAAGCCGGTGGCGGTGAGCACCATCGGGCGGTCGGCGGCGGCGTTGTCGAAGGGGTCGAGGCCGAGCGCGTCGCGCATCTCGTTGAGGGTGACCGCGCCAAGCTTGACCCTGCCTTCGAGCACCGTCTCGGGATCGCCTTCGTCCTCGTCGAGCCAATGCAGCTCGAGATCGGGCGAGGCGAATTCGTCCGCCACGATCTCGTCGATCAAATCCTTGACCCACTCCTTGGTCGGCTCGAGGCCCTCTTCTTCGGCCTGGGCCGAGTGATTCTCCGCGGTGGCGCGGTTCATCATTTTGGTGGCCCATTGCGGCGGCACCGAAAAGGCGAAGCAGATGATGCGGGCGAGCCACTCGTCGAAATCGTCCTTGTGCTGCGGCTCCTTGGTTTGGACGACCTTTGCGGCGGTCTCGCCGGGTACGAACTTGGCGCGGCGGCGCTTGGCGAGGTCGCCGGCGAATTCGGTGTCCCAATAATCCTGGAACTGCTTGATCTGGTCCGGCGTCCAGCCCTGCGGCACGCCGATCAGGGCGTCGGGGATCGAGCCTTCGGTGAAATAATCGAGCTGCCAGAGCTGGCGGCGCAGCGCGATGTTGACGTAAATCACCCTCTCACTGCGCTCGAGAAGGGCCAGCTTTAGAGTGCGGAAGGGACCCCAGGGATCCTTGCTTTAATCAACTGCCAAAATGACTTCGATCAAGTGTTCTTAAGATTGCGGAGAAGCGCTTCCATCTCGGGCATCTCGCGTTCAATATCACCGACTATGGCTTGAGCGTCCGCCGCGGAGTGGATTTTACCATCCTCCTCGTCAAACACGACACCATCGGTTGCCTTCGCATAGGCTGTAGCGGCCATCCAAACAGCTGGTACTTGGTTCAAGTTACCGCCCCATCGAAAGGCCAAAACGTGCTTCCACTCATGGCCGAAATTTACACCGGACATTTCGCGCATGAATTCGCCGGCTGGCCAGAGATTGCATTCAAATCCGGTCTTTCTGTCTCGCAACTGCGCAGGCAAAAAGCCCTTGAGAGCTTCTATCGGCTTATCTCCGGCCAAACGTAGTGGGTATCCCTCGCCGTCGATCGCGGCCTGCCACTCCACGACTGAGTTCAATCGCTTATCGGACAGAACGAATAGTTCCATCGCCATGACGAAGCTCCGCTGGATTCGCTCAAGAGTGCCGCTTAACTCGCGCTTTTGCTATGAATAACAATTGTTGACGCGTTCCTAAGCTACCTAATCACCGCGATAATGTTGAGCGCGCTTCCTGACGTTCTTGCTTTAAGCGTCGCTCCGCGGGTCTCGTGTAATTCAATAACCGGCACGTCAGTGCCGACACGGACTTCCGCTCGTAACTGCCTTACCCGTGCACCGGTTAGAATGGCACCACCTGTTTTCACATCCCAGATCGCGATAACCTTACCAGTCTCATCTCTCATGTAAACGTCAACCCTGATCGTACCATCCTCCCCGTAATCTGCGATATCACCCAAACTGAAACTTTGCTCAACCCCGTTCCTTCCAATTCCGGGCAGATTCTGCAATTTCACATCGTTCGCAAACATAAGGTGGATACGGGTCCCATACCAAGGTCCTGAGCCCTCGCCTGCAAGAGCGTGAATTCGTGCTAGAGTCTGAAGTAAGATATCAGTCGTACGATTTATTAGCGGGTTGCCCGTTTTAGCATTATTCTGAACATTAAGTTGTGCGTACTGAGCGCCTAGCCTAATGGGATCAGGCGTCGCGTCGCTTAGAATTGCATTGGGCCGGGAGGCCAGCACGGATGATCCTTGCGCTCCTGGCGAATAATCCTGCGTAGCGGCCGAACTATTTTCATTGGTCCACTGTCCGCCGTCGGGGTTGCCAACCGACACGCGCGGCTGATCGGGGCTGTATTTTCGGACGGTGGAAGCGGCGTGCGGCTTAGCATCTTGACCGTTAGTGCTCGCGTTTTCGCTCTCCCCGCCCGCATTGGCCTCGATCGGCACATAGCCCGTTGCAGTAAGCACCATCGGGCGGTCGGCGGCGGCGTTGTCGAAGGGGTCGAGGCCGAGCGCGTCGCGCATCTCGTTGAGGGTGACCGCGCCGAGCTTGACTCGGCCTTCGAGCACCGTCTCGGGTTCGCCTTCGTCCTCTTCGAGCCAATGCAGCTCGAGATCGGGCGAGGCAAATTCCTCCGCCACGATCTCGTCGATCAAATCCTTGACCCACTCCTTGGTCGGCTCGAGACCCTCCTCCTCGCTTTGCGCCGAGTGATTCTCCGCGGTGGCGCGGTTCATCACCTTGGTGGCCCATTGCGGCGGCACCGAAAAAGCAAAGCAGATGATGCGGGCGAGCCACTCGTCGAAATCGTCCTTGTGCTGCGGCTCTTTGGTCTGGACCACTTTGGCCGCGGTCTCGCCGGGCACGAATTTTGCCCGCCGGCGCTTGGCAAGATCGCCGGCGAACTCGGTGTCCCAATAATCCTGGAACTGCCTGATCTGGTCCGGCGTCCAGCCCTGAGGCACGCCGATCAGCGCGTCGGGGATCGAGCCCTCGGTGAAATAATCGAGTTGCCAGAGCTGGCGGCGCAGCGCGATGTTGACGGTCATCAACACCTGCTGCACCGGCGAATAGCCGTAGACCCGGTGGGCGCGCACGTTGCGCGGCCGATAGACGATGTCGCGCGCCGAATAGTTGACCGCGGGCAGGCCTTTGAGCACCTGCTGATAGGCTGGCGGATAGATCGTCGCACCGTCATCCGCGGCAAACGGCTGCGGCGTGCGGCCCCAATCGTCGATGACGCGCTTGATGGTTGAGCCGTCGAGCTGCGCCAGCGCGCAGAGTTGACCCGAGCGCGTGCGCTGGCAATACAGCGTCGCCGCGTCGATGACGAACATGTCCTCGAGCAGCGCGCGCAGCCAGGTCTTCCAGCGCGTGATGCCGTCGGGCTTTTGCAAGAAAGCCTCGATGCCGGCAATGCGCGCGATCATGTCCGGATCGATCGCGGCGCTGCGGCGCTTGGATTTTGCATCGCGCGGCCGGATGCGCCAGCGCTGGCGCTCCATCTGGTCCTTGCGCGTCTCGATGACGAGCCGCAGCAGATCGTAGGCGTCGGCGAAACCGCGCAACTCCTGAAAACCGATGCTCTCGTAGGCGCGCGGCCGGGTGATGAGGTTGTAGCCGGGCGGGAAATCGAACCGCCTTCCGGCCACGTCCGGCGGCGCGATCGGCCGCATCGGGTCGAGCGGGCCAAACCAGTCGGCGCCCGAGCCGCGCGCAATGCCACCGCTCGACGTGCCTTGAGACGCGCCTTGGCTTTGGCCGTAGGACACCTGGATCTGATACGGCGACAGCGGCCAAGTCGGCTGGCCGGCGCCGCGCACCTGTTCGCTCATCGTGGTCCTGTTTCTGTCTGATCGTTGTCGCGACTGACGGCGCGCGAAAAAGATGGGCCGGGATGCTGCCGTCAAAATACTTGCGGCAGATCCCGGCCCGGCGACCCACGCCGCCGTCTCACGATCCGCTGTCCGGGAGGGACATGCGTTCCGCCGGAGCTGAAGACGGAAAACGCACGGGCGTTGCAGCGGTGCGCGAAGGCAAGCGTGGATCAAGCCCGCGCAAAGCGGGCCGTCACATGTCGCCGTGGCTCACAGCCGCGGCGGCATGACTGGAATTCAATGCCGAAAGTGGATTTCTAATTCCGGCCGACGAATGCGGCCGGACTCATTTCTCACGATCAAAAGACCGCCCCGAGCTACGATCCTCAGCCGGGCAAATGGTGACAAAATAAAAATGTGAAAGTGTTCGGGACCCTGCATATATGGGTACGCCTGCTACATCGGACACTATATGCCAATTCGCGAATGGCTCCGCCCTGGTACCAGACGCACTCCCTGTCTTATCGCTCTCGTCATAAGCTAGACCCGTGGCGCAAGGCGTGGAGTCGTTCCACTCCCAAACCTTGAAACGCGGCTTATCGGCAGGTAGCTGCGCTATCTCAGCCTTATAATAAGGATACCAGGCGAAGAATTGCACATAGTTGCCGGCCGTGCGACCAATGTCCCACGCGACTTCGAGATTGAGTGCCACGAAAAGCGTCGTCACCGCCAGAAACAAGGTGGACCAGAATCGACGCCAAGACCTCTCAAGAAACCATGCAACGCAAGTTATGGCGGCACGAATACCCATACATGCCCAGAACAGAGCGATAAGCGCGACCAACACTGGGGCGCCCGTGGCCCAAACCAAAACACAGGTCAGAGGACAGCCAACAGCGACAATGATCGGCCAATAGAGAATTCGGTCCTCACTGACGCCTTGCACGACGGACCTCACCCATTTCCGAGTTGAATTTGCGCGCTGGAACAGTCCTCAGCGCAATATCCCCTCAACAACACCTCGCAGGATACCTGCGGCATTGGCCCTTCCAGCGCCGGTGTTGGACCGTTCAATGTTAGGCAGTACCGCTGATAGAACATACCATGAACAAGATGATTTGGCAAATTATTTCTGCACACTTTGCAGTTTGCCCATCGGCTTTAGAGCTCCGCTCTGGGCACCGATCGTCGATCATCAATGACAGACTGGGGGACCTGGTTGCAGCTTCGCGGATATCGCCATCATTCATTTGTTCAGCCGAATTCGTCCAGACTGGTACAGCGCATAGCCTAATTTCGTGTCTTCGACGTCTTGCTTGGCCGAGTGCGTGTAGACTTCGTCCAGGTGCTCGCTCGGACTGAAATGAGAAACAATCGCGGCGTAAAGATCGACGAGTGACAGTACGTCGTCCTGGCTCAATCCCGCTGCCGCGCCGTAAACACCGATCATGGTATTCTGATAGTGGCGATAGTCGCGAACATAGTTCCAGTCGAATCGTTCTGCGTCCAGAGCTGCACCAGGCGTGAGCGGCAGCAATATTTTTGAAGCAACTGCCGCTGAAGCCATCGATATTGTGTTGGCGACGTCAGGGGCGTCGGGCGTTTTCTCCTGCTCTAATCCGACAAGAACATCAGCCCAAGGACGGATGGCAAATCCCGCCTGCACATACAATTCCGGTGGCAGACCAATCGGGCGGAGCAATGGATTTCCCTGAGCATCGAAGATTTGTTTGTCGTCACTGTCCACGAATGGCACCGGTTGTCGCGGATGCCCGACCGGGACTTCATCAGCCCCAATGCGATTAATATCGAAGTCGTGAGAGCCGAAGACATGCGCGAAGGAGCCCAGACGGGAGCGTCCAGCGGTGACGAGCGCATGATACAGATTGCGTATATCATTCTGCACATCAAGCGCGTCGGTGCCGCCCTTGCTCCCACTTGTCCACTGCCCGCCATCGGGGTTGCCGGCTGGCACGCGCAGCTGCTCGGGGCTGTATTTTTTCAACTCCGACTGCAGCTCCGCCATCACCAGCGCCGGCAATTCTTCGCCGAGCCTTTGCACGACGCGCCTGAGCGCATCCAAATCGCGGCGGATCGCGGCGATCTCCGCGCGCCGCTGCCGCAGCAATTCGTCCTGGTCCGGCCCGGCCAACGTGCGGATCGCCTTGGCGATCTCGAGCTGCGTGTGCAAGGTCTGCGGCACGGCGCTCAGACGGTACGACCGGTAAGGGTTCATCCGAATAGCCTTTCTTCGGGCCGCCGCCGCGCTGGTTTTGTAGCTGCGGCGTGGCCGCGTTTGCGCAAGAAGCGGCTCAATCCAGCTCTTCGGCCAACGGCACATATCCGGCCTTGACGAGGGGCTCGACGTCGCCCGGTTCCACCGCAATCACGCGCTCGACGTCGACCATGTAATATGTGCTGGACAGACCGTGAACGCCGGAGATGTTCTCCGGCACGCGCAAGCGGATCTTCGCCGGCGCTTCGGGCGCGGCTGCGGCCGCGGCGGGTTGGGCCTGGTCCTCCACTTTGATGCGGTAGAATTCGATGATCGCGGTGTTGTCGGCTTTGAGCATCAGCTCGGTGACGGCAAAGACCAGCGCGTCGGCGTGATCCGGACTGCCCTCGCCGCGATAGCCCGCGGTGGTGAAGGCGCAGAGCTGGTCCTCCAGCATGGCGAAACGGCCGACGTGATGCACGACACCCTGCTCGTACAGCGCCGACACCGGCTCGGCGCGCAACACCTTGCCGCGCGAGGCCGAGATCATGTGCACCGGCAGATTGGGATCGGCGGCGCGGATGACGAAACGCACCATCTCGCCGCCGAAATTTTCCTCGGCCACGATGCGGTCGGCGTCAAAATCGTGATAGGCCTGCACCGCGACGCGCCCCCATGCGGCGGGCGCATCGCGCAGCGAGCGGTCGGCGAGCACATAAGCGTGGCCGTCGGCGCCGCGCGCGGCGACGACGATGCCGATCTCGTCGGCGCGCTCGTCGTCGCGGCTCGAAGCACCCGACGGATCGACCGCGACGACGACGCGCTGGCGGTCCGCCTTCGGCAGATCGGCAACGCGCGCGCGGGCGATCATCTCGTAGCTGAACAGCGCGCCGTCGAGATCGTCGATATAAGCACCCTCGAAGAAGCGCTTGCGCTGCCGCTCGGGCAGCCGTTCGAGGCTTTTGAGATAATCCGCCGACAGGTTATCGGCGTTGTCGCGCGGATTGAGGAACATCCGCTCGTAGTTGTCCGGATCGTCGAGCGGCAGCCGCGAGATCGGATCGCGCTTCTCGCCGAATAGAATGTTGGTCCAATGGCCTTTGCTGGTCGGGTTCAAGTCGTAATACGCGGCCTGGCGCAGATCGCCTGCGACCTGAGCCAGCCGCGTCAGCGCCACCAGTACCGAGGAATATGGAATTTGCGAGCATTCGTTGAGAAAGATCGTGGCGTACTCTTTGCCCAGAATCTTCTCGACGCGCTCCTGGTCGTCGAGACCGGCGATCCAGATTTCCGATTCGTTTTTGAGAGAAAAATACCCCTCGGTGCGGTGATGCTTGAACGGCACGGCGGGGTCCCAGAAGCGGAACACCTTCGGCAGCGTGTCGAGCGCGATCGAGGGCCGCACCGCATTGGCGCGGAACCTCAAAATCGCGTGACGCGAGGCGTCGGCGCGCAGCGCACGGGTGACGATCTCATGGACCAATAGCGTGGTCTTGCCGGACCGCGCGCCGCCGACGAGCAGCGTGTGCCGCTGCCGCTCTTCCAGGAGCTTTTGCGCTTCCTGTTGCCTGGCGGTGGGCTTGAATTGGGACTCTTGAGACGGCTCGCGCTCGCTTCCCATTCGCGTTCTGTCGTTCTGTTGTTATGTTGTTCGGTGAATCACACTCCTGCGCCAAGGAGAGCGGCGCTCACTGTTGAGCCAAGGATGAAATGGCAGTCGCGCTTATCGCACCATCAAGGAGGCATCTTCAGCTAACGACGTCACCTACCATCCGCCGATGAAAGTGATGATGAGAATGACACTGATCGGCAAGATCAGCGTTGACAGCAGCCGTCGCCATGTCCGGTGAAATACCCACACGGTGCAAATCATGAGCGCGATCCCAGCCGACAGCAGAGGAAGGCCGAAGGTAAACAACGGTCCGGGAACCATCATTCCTTCTCCCGGGTCGGAATCTGCGATAAGCGAAAACATCAACCAAACAAGCGCAAGCAAAGACGGCCAGTAAAGGATTCGATCGTTGATCTCGGGGATATTACCGTCACTTGCCATACCCACCACCACATCATCGACCCAGCCGAATGCGACCGGATCGGTATAGCTCATAGCCTAATTTCGTGTCTTCGACATCCTGCTTGGCAGAGTGTGTATACACCGGGTCCATGGTCTCTTTTTGACGAAAAATAGAAAGCGGCCAAGCGTAAAGGTCGATGAATGACAATACATCCTCTTTGTTCATGCCCGCTGCCGCGCCATAAACGCCAATCATGATGTTCTGATAATGGCGATAATCGCGAACATAAGTCCAGTCAAAGCGTTCGGCATCGAGAGGGCCGCCAGGGGCAAGTGGCGCCAATATCTTTACAGCCATCGCCATTAAGGTTTCAGGATTTTCGGTTACGTTGGAGATATCTCTATTGAAATCATCGGCCCAGGAGCGAACTGCGTTTCCCGCCTGCGCATACAGCTCCGGTGGCAGGCCAAGCGGGCGAAGGAGGGGCTTTCCGTCCGCGTCATAAATTTTCTCATTGTTGCTGTCCACGAAGGGTACCGGCGCTCTGGGATGATCGGCTGGAAGCGCATTAGCGTCGATTCTCTCTATATCGAAGTCGTGGGAGTTAAGAAAATGCTGAGCAGCGAGCCCCAAAACGGTGTCTCCAGCGGTCACGAGCGCATGATAGAGATTGCTCAAATCGTGCTGCGTGTCCTGCAAGGTTGTGACGGCGGCGTTCCCACCGCCACTCGTAGCGTCTGTGGCCGTATTCGTGCTGGCCTGGGCGTATCTTATGGGTAAGTTAGGGGCATCGCTCGCGCCGTTATCTGAGCGATCCGACGACGTTTCACCGCCGATCTCACTGTCATCCGTCCACTGCCCGCCGTCGCGACTGCCGGCTGGCACGCGCGGTTGGTCGGGATTATATTTCTTCGCCAGCGCCGCGCGCAGCTCCGCTTTTGCCAGCGCCAGGCATTCCTCGCCTGCCTTTTGGAATTCGAGTTTGATTGCCTCGAGCTCGCTGCGGATGGCGGCGATCTCGGCGTGGCGCCGGCGCAGCAGCTCGTCATCGTCAGGCGCCATCAGCATGCGCATGGCTTTGGCGATCTCAAGCTGTGCGTGCAGCGTTCGCGGTACGGCACTTTCGCTGTGCGGCAGCGGAGGTTTCATGGGGCCTGCCCTTTGCAACGCGCCGAGCGCCGCGATCACTCGAACGCGATATTGATGGCGCGAAGCCCGCGGTGAGTGCGATCGATCTCGAAGCTGACGGTCCGGCCCTCAAAGAGCGCGCCGGCGTTCTGCGGCAGGTCGGTGCGATGCACGAATACGTCGCCCGAGCCGTCGTCGCGGGTGAAAAAGCCGTAGCCTTTGGTGTCGTTGAAAAACTTGACCTTGCCGGTGACGCTCACGGTTCATCCTCCGATGCGCTGATGAAACCCGCGCGAATGGGCGCGCGGCCGCCAGGCGGTGAATGCTTCACGCGCCGGTGCGGCCTCGCGCGTCGTCCGCGAGTTTGCTGTTGTTTGAAGATTGTGAGTGAGTTGCGAAGCGCGCCGCACGCAGTTCTGCAAGGCGCGCCCGCACGCGAGGCAATGCCGCAAAAAACCAGAGCACGTCAAGCGCATGAATCGGAGCGCGCTCTGAAAATGTCCTGTATCGCATTGAAGTCACGGCGATAATTTTTTTGTGCGGCAAAAGCGAAAATCGGCTTCCGAGATCGGCCGTATCGCCTCACGCCGAAAATTTCAGCAAAGATTCGCAAGGAATGATCATCAGAGATAGCGCAGCGTAGCGGCGAGCTTGCGCACAAGCTCTTCCTGGTAGCCGAGCATCCATTGCGCATAAGGCACGATGCGCTCGCCCTTTGCTGCGGCGTCGCGCCGATACGATTGGTAGGACTTGTTGACCGGCCGCAAGTCGCCGGACTGGCGCAAGCGTTCGAGCTCGTCGTCGATCCTGGCGATGACGCCCGTAGCCTGTTGGAGGATCTCTTCATCGGAGTGCAGATCGACATTGCGCTGCTTGGCGGCGCGAACGACGGCCTGGCAGGCCGAAATCGCCGCGCCATCGCAGGTTTCGCGGCTGCGCAGGCGGGCAGCGACCGCCGTCGCGATGGACGCGGCTTCGTAAGCCCGCGGACACCACCAGCGGCAATGCACGGTTTCCGCGGCAGCGCACACGATTTCAGCGCCCGGCTCCGCCGCAACGACTCGAACACCACCCGGCCCGTCGATGACCGCGATCGCGGCAAGGCCAAAACCTTGGCGAAACGCCGCGACCAGGCGCGAACGCGCGGCCCGCGCGTTCACCGCACCGGCACCCGTCGCTGGGCCAGCTCGCGGGCAATGATTCGCAAGCCGTGCAGCTTGCGGGCGTGGAAGGCGCGGCGCGTGATCTTGAGCCGCTTCACGCGCGCGTCGATATCGGCGTCGAACGCCGCCCACAGCGCGCCGAGATTGACCGCACGCGCGAGGTGCTGAAACTCGCTTCCAGCGAGATAAAGCGCGGGCCAGCGCAGCGCCTCCTCCATTCTGGCGATCTCGGCCGGCGACGGCGGGATGCGCACGCGATTGCGCAAGCGCGCCATGCGTTCGAGCTCGTGGGTTTCGAGCTGCGAATTGAGATCGGCGCGGTCGTAAAGATAGACCGGCATGGAATTGATATGGCCGCGCGGGCGCGTCGGCAGCGGCAAACGCGATAGCGTGCGAAAGCCCTCCTCCATGCGCGCCATGACGTGAAAGAACGACCAGCGATCGGGCACGCGGCGCGGCCGCCTCAGCGGCGACAGCGTGGAGCGCCCGACGGCGCCGAGGATATTGAGGCGTT